CCCTATTATTGGAACACTGTACACGCAAGATCACATGTAGTCGCCAAAGACGAGCCCGACAAAATTCGAGCAGTATTTGGATCATCAAAACTTCTGCTTCAAGCAGAACTCATGTTCATCTGGCCATTGCAAGCCACGTATCTCACAACGGATACTGGAGACATGCTATGGAACAGAGAAACTTCTCGAGGAGGATGGAAACGTCTTTTTAAAGAGATGCATGAGAACGGACCACTAAACACAGTTCTTAGCGTTGATTGGAGTCAATTTGACAAAAGATTGCTTCATGAACTCATCGATGACGTTCATGACATCTGGAGATCATATTTCAACTTTGATCGGTACGAACCTACGTCAGTATATCCAAAAGCAAAAACGAACCCCGAAAGAATCGAAAGACTTTGGCGTTGGATGACCAATGCAATTAAGTCAACCCCGATTCACCTACCAAACCAAGAAGTTTGGGAATGGACAAGAAACGGATTCGGATCTGGCTTTCAGCAGACACAACTCATGGACTCATTCGCTAACGCGGTGATGATCCTGACTTGTTTGTCTTCACTTGGAATCAACATTGAATCAGACGAGTTCTGGTGCAAATTCCAGGGTGACGATTCTTTGATTGGATTCAAAGAGAGAATGTTCCAAATCTATGGACAACATTTTTTAGACAAACTAGCTGAAGAAGCAGCAAGACGATTTAACGCTAAACTCAACGCAAAGAAGAGTGGAATTAGCGATAGAGTAACTGGAACAACAATTCTAAGTTATGGAAACTCCCATGGTATACCACACCGTGCCGAGGAGGACTTGCTACGACATTTATTCTTTCCAGAGAGACCGCAAGATTACGCGAGACTCGCAGCATCAGCAATGGGACTAGCCATGGCTGCAGGCGGCGAATATCCACGTTTTCACGACCTCTGTACAAAAGTATTCAATCACATCACCAAAGAGTGGGATCTACAACCAAAGTGGAGCACACTAAAATGGATGATCAGAGCAGGATTGTATGAGACACTAGACCAACTAGCTCATGCAGAAGTACCTTCGAGATTGACATTACTATCACAAGTTTACGTTTATCAACCAAAACCAGAATCAATGACTCATCGTCAATGGCCACGAAAGCCAGGACCACGAGGAAGATTCTTTTTT